TCAGGTTGCGGAGTAAGCCGGCATCGATGCCCGTGGTGGTGTACGCCCCGGGGTCCGCCGCGATCGGAAAATTAAGCGGCGCCAGGAACACCGGGTTCAGTTCTTTTCGAGCCCGGAAATCCGCCGGCCGCCTATAAACAAACTCGCTCATCCGATTTCCTTAAAGTAAAAGGCGGCGTGCCAAGTTTTGCTGGCGGGGGCCGTCGGGAATTTAAGGGCGATGATGCCCGCTACCTTGACAAATATCCTCTCCGAAGGTGTGGGCACCCACTCCCAGCCGGACAGGGTGTTGAATCCTTCCTGTACCAGGACATCACCGTCTGTCCCTTCCGCCGTGCCGGTGATGCCGGTCGCCGCCGTACCGCCTACCGCGTCCGCCACTTGGTCTCCGGGATTCATTTTTAACGCGGTACGCGATGCGACCGTCGCCGCCGCCGTTTTTCGCAAGAGTTGGACCACTTCCATGGCGGACGTCTCGTCGATTCCCTGCGAAATTTTTGCCCGCAACAGTTCGAGGCCCATGTTTGGACCCGCCTTTAATTGGATAATGGTGATGGCAGTTGATATAACCACGCCGCCATTTTCGACCACGTAAACACCTCTGGAATCGCTCATAATTTCACATCCTTAATAAAATGTTGGTTCGTTTCCTTTGAAATAAAATATCCGGATCACCGCCACCTGCCGCCGTGTAATCAATATCCACGTCAATACAGTCGATATCAGTGTCGGGAGTATGCGGCATACCGGTGGTCTCTGCGGTAAATCGCGCCTCCATTCCATCGAGTTCCGCTGCCGTCCAGTCGCTATCCCAACCTGCATCTGTCAATGTATAGGTAACGAAAGATCCAGTTAAGTTGCCAGTATTTTGCTGAGTTCCTTGAACTACACCGCCGATCAATAAATCCACAGCAAGCTGATCTTTGCCACCACTAATTGATCTGGCGTGGACCTTAATTGTCACCGTGTTGACTGTATCGGCATCTTCCACAACACTGTCATCCAGACCCAGGTCTACAGTGTCATTATCAACGATGGTAAATATAGTAAACCCATCAGCGTCAGCGATTGCTTCAGCGATGTCTGCAATTTCCCCTAACCAACTCCCTTGAGCGTTGATGATGTTGGCATTTAAAGTTTCAACTGTCATCTTCGAATCTTATCTTCAACCCATTGCCAGCAACAACCCCCTGTCTTACCTAATACTCGATCTTTTAAAGCTGTGTTCTGCGGCCACTTCACACAAGTTGATTGAAACATTTTCTCGGAACTCATATTTTCAAACATTGGGTCAGCCATTTTTTTTGACTCATCGGGTTCCTTAGACGGATCCACCATCAATTGACAACCGGAATTTTCCGGACCTGTATTTCCAGAATTATGGTAGATGCAGTCAGAGTGATCCTTATTAGGGAACCGTGGGCTTTCAACACAGCAAACCCCGTCACACGTTCTAATTTGAATAAGTTTCATCGCGCGCGCTCTATGATGTGGGCGCGGCCAAGGTCCCGCGGTTGACGAACGTGCGATACTGCTTTTTCCCACAGTCGTTGCACTCGATGGTCAGGAGGTCCTGGACCGCAATGTCCGGGTTGCTCTGTTCTGAAAAGATAAAACTGGACTCCACCGCCCGGCAACATTCGTCCAGCAATTCGTTATCCCGCACACACGATAAATATTTCGGCGGTATTTCGCTGATGATTTCCGAAATCTTCCGCCGCGGTCCCACTTGTATCGGTGTATGGGTCACGCGCGCCGGTCGATCAACGTTAGGGTCATTGTCTGTTGGTGCCATGGTGTACTCCTTTAAAGCGGGGGCCTGGGCCTACCTTCTATGGTGTACTCCTTTAAAGCGGGGGCCTGGGCCTACCTTCTTTTGTTTAGGTGATAGAAAAAACCGACGCCCCGAAATCGACGGTATGCGATTCGCCATCCTGCAAGGTCAAGGCCGAACCGCGGTCCCACCAATTCTCCAGCGGGTCCAACGGTGCCGCCGGCGTGTCGTTATAGAGGACGATATACTGGAACGGGCCAACGGTGCCGCCGCTGGCGGTGACCGTGACATCCACCGCGGTGAGCGTTGAAGTCGCACCCGCTTTGGAGGTATCGTTCTGGATGTCATCGCCGCCCGCGGTGTAGCCGTTTCCCGCCGTGATTTCCAGGAGGTCGGTTTTGATCAGGTCCAGAGTCTGCGAGGGCACCGTGTTCGAGAGATAAACTTTCATGAGATCATCGGCCGTCGCCATTTTGTGAACGCCATTGATGAGGTCTAGGACGAACTGGTCAAACTTATTGTAAGTAGCCATTGCTCGGACTCCTTCCGTCGCGGGGCCTTCCCTGGCCCGCAATGGTTAATAAAAAATGTTAAGTAGTTTCGCCGATGATGATGATGTCGTAAACGACGGAGGTGCCGCCGGCGGAGTTTTCAATTTTTAACAGGTCGCCGGTGGCGGGGGTGACGCCATAACCACCGGAGGTCGGGTTCATCAGAAAAAATATGCCATTGGGGTGCACGACGATCTTATCGGTGGCGTCGCTCACCCAGTTGATGAACCCATTAATCGCCGATCCACCGACCAGGACGTTGTTGGTATTGGCCGATGCGGCGGAAATGACAATCGCCTTGATCTTCGTAAAGGTGATGGTCGCGCCGAACGAATCGGTCAACACTCCGTTTAAATCCAACTCCTCATTACTGGAGGCTGTCAACGTGCGCCGATCCCTGAAAATGGATTCGGCTTTGTTGACGCCGGTGCCATCAGTAATGGCAAAAGACTTTGTGAACACCATATTGTCTTTGGCGGTCGACAGAGGGTTGGTGCTGGTCAACTCGTTGACAATCTGGACCAGGATGTTGGCCTTTTCCGTCGCCGGCGCCAGGCCCGGCCACGCGGCCAGGCTGAGGAGGAAGGCGAAGACGAAAGTGATGGGTATTAAGATTTTTTTGGTCATGGGTTTTCCTTTTATTTGTGAATCGCGGTGCCGATTCGTTTATCGTGTTTGCTTGCCTCTTTTCTTGGCGGCTTCTTTATCAGCCACAGCCTTTTCATCGGCCTCAGCTTCTGCAACTTTTTTCGGGGCCTCGCACTGGATCGCATAGCCGCCGTCGATCAGGTCCTTGGCTTCCTTGGAATTCATATCGATGACTTGGCCGGCGCTGTAATTGCCTTTGGGCCCGGCGTAAATGGTTTTCAGTTGGATCCACATTTTGTTTTCTCCATGAGTTTTAAAAAACGAGGGGACACCGTCCCCCCGTCATTGTTGATGATTAAACTACCGGAGCCTTGCGTACGGAGGTACCGACAATGACCGCGGCGGCGTCAATGATTGGCGTCGTGCCAGCGAGTGTCAATACCGCGCGGATAAACTGCTTTATCCCTTTGTATCCCACGCGCTGGATCTCGGTGGTTCGGAGATCACTGAAGGCCCCTATGAGGTCCGCCGCGGCGACCAGGGTATAACCAGAGCCAAGTGTGTCCGACTCCTCAAGCGTTGGTACATAGGTCTCATCGGTGGTCGTGAAGTCACCGTTGTTCCCGTGGAATACGACCATCGCCCCATGATAAGAGGAGAGATCAACACCGGTACCATTGATGGACACCGTGTGGTTAGCGGGTCCGATGCTTTCTTTCACATCCACATTGTTTTTAATATCAACTTGCATTTTGTTTCTCCTATGTCTTGATATTAATGTTCCCCCGGGCCCACTTTAAAAACGGCAGGTCCGGGACGGTTTCGGTTGACCCGGTTTAAGCCAGTTTGATCCTGACAAAGGCTTCCTCCAGGACCGGCATGCCATCGGTCTCTTTGCGCCCGATGAAACCCACCTGGTTGTTTTCCGCGTACTTTTCAACCAGGCGTTGCATGGACATTGAGAGCGCATCGACAATCCAATACTTGGAATAGTCGCCGAACATGCCGACAAACAAGCCGGTGGTGAAGGTATTGGGCACGAATTCACTCATCATGAGCGGCCGGCCCAGTAACAGGTCCGGCTCATCCGCGCGCAGGGATTCAAGGAACAGATAGCGGTTCTGGGTGTCCTTGAGTTTGGCGATCTGTTTCATCGCGTCCCGATGGAACAGCCAGTCGGCGTTTTGCCAATACTGGCCCTTGAGGAAATATTTGACGTTGATCAAGCCGTCCGCGGTGATGGCGGTGGCCGTCATATCCTCGGACACGTCACGGGCGGATGAAATCCCGTCCGCGCTGGAGGTGAACAGGCCCAGCGGTTGCTTGGCGCCGGAACCAGTAAGGAAGGCTTTCTCCTCGGTGATACCGAACTTGAAGGCCAGCCGGTCGATGATCAGCGATTCGACCGGGATGGCGCCGGTGTCCAGGAGCCGCATGGACACCTTGATCAATTTGGAAAGCAGGGTCGGTGACAATTCACGCTTACCAAAGGCCATGGCGATGTCCTCTTGGACGGCGCCCACTTCCTGAGTCCAGTCGGCATCCGACGGGTCGGTGTCGAGCGATGGAATGCCCAGAGTTTTCGCCTGGGTGAGCGTGAACTTGGTGGCCTTTTGTCGAATGAACACCAGGTCGTCGATTTTACGAATCAACATGGTGACAAACTCCTGCGGGGGTACCAGGTATCCGCCTGAGGTATCGGTGCCCTGTTCGAGAGCCGCTTTCAGGATTTTCTTGTGGTCAGCGGTGAATGGCATGACCCCGGAGAGTTCCGGGATGCCGGCACACAGAGCGGCGCCATAGGCTTCCATGATGGCCTCAGATTTCGGCCGGTCCCCACCGCCACCCAGAAAGGCCTCGGCACCCGGCTGAGACAGTTCGGCGACGGCCAGGGGTTGCGCCATCACGTTTTCCATCGCCTTTTGTTTTTTGTGCCTGTTGATGGTTTCAGTAAATTCGCCGTGCTCCGATTCCATTCGGTCATAAGACGCCGTCTCCTCAGTGGTGAGGTTGCGCCCTTCGGCGTCGGCTTTGTCGATCAGGTCGCGCATTTGTTTCAACACTGCGGCCCTTTTCTCAAAAATGTTGGTAATCATTTTGTGGTCTCCTTTAAATTTTGATCAGATTAAACTTGCCACCGGCGTCGGCCGGTTATTGCGGCGCCTCTTTGGAGACGGTTTCACATAGTTGTAATTTTTTGCGCGCCTGGCTGACGGTCATACCGTGTTTAGGCTCCGGGTCACACGAAACGACACCGTGCCTGTCCACTGACCTTCCCACCACGGCCTGTAATATCTCTTTAGTAGGCTCTTTGTTTTTTAAGGCCTCTGGAATGTTGGAATAATGGAGTTGCTTCAAATCAAAGTGCGCGGCGATCTTGACCGCGTTGCCCACTTCGTCGGCCAGGCCTGCGGCAACCGCCTCTTCAGCCGTGAACCAGGTCGTGTCGTCCATGAAGGCCTCGATTTCTTCCCGCTCCATGACATCGCCGACGTGCGCCAAATAGGAACTAACCAGGCCTTCCTTGGCTTTGTCGAGCAGGTCCGCGGTCTTCCGCATCTCGGCGGCATCGCCGATGGCGAACGCATGCGGGTTGTGAATCATCATGAGCGCGTTGCTGGCAATGAGGATGGTGTCGCCGGCCATGGCAATGACCGAGGCGATGGAGGCGGCCAAGCCGTCGATATGGACGTTGATGGTGGCCGGGTGGCGCTCCAGGGCATTGTGGATGGCCACGCCGTCGAACACGTCGCCGCCCGGGGAGTTGATGCGCACGTTGATTTCGGTCACCTCGCCCAGGTCCTCGATGGCCTGGAGGAGGCCTTTGGCGGATATGCCACCATCAAAGAAGTCCTCACCGATGAACGAATAAATCAGGATTTCAGCGGTGTGGCCCTCGGCCTTAATTTGATACCAGTTTCGATTTCTTTTTGTTTTCATTTTTGGTTTGCTCCAGGGAAAGAATATCCCGCGCCAGTTGTTTGGCTTTGACGTGTTCCCACTCGCCCAAAACGCTCATCGGCGACTGGATGTCGTTAAGCAGTTCCTTGAATTGGTTTTCGATGTAGGTCTTGGCAAAGACCTCATCAACGGCCAGCACTTCCATGACGAATTTTTGATGCTTGGAATAAAAATCTAAAATCAAAGTCTGGTCGACGCCGGCCGTTATAATTTTGGTGAGCGTCTTGATTTCCTTGTTGACCACGCGGGTGGCGGCGGCGAGGGCGATGGCATTGGCGCGCGTGGCGGGGTTCGGCGGTTGCGGTTCCGCGCCGACCACGCCCATATTGAGCGGCACCAGGAACTCATCCAGGCCGTCCTCCGGGTTCAGATTTTCTTTGCGCCTCACCTCGTTGCGGTTCAGCCAGCCATCGATAATGCCGGACTTGTAGAGCAGGGCGCGGGCTTTGGAATCGCCGCGCAACAGGCCGTCAATATCGAACTGCACAAAAAAACGCTCTCGCTCTTTTGCGCTCATCAAGTCACGCTCGATGGTTTGCTCGATGCGGACCAGGTGCGGCCGCAGGCTATGGATGACAAACGCCAGGGCCTGTTGTTCGGGTGAGTTTTTGAACGCCGCTTGTTCGAGGTCGCCGATCATCCCGGGCGGCACCCGGTAAATGCGGGCGATCTCGGCCAGTTCAAATTTTCGGGATTGTAGGAACTGGGCGTCCTCAGAGGTCAGGCCCATGTTTTTTAACTTCATGCCCTCCTCGAGGACCGGAGTTTTGAAGGCATTAACCGTCCCAGAATAGCGGTCCTTGAAGGAGTTTTCGAGGTTGGTGCGCGCGGTGTCGCCAAGTTTGTTGGGATGTTCAATCACCATGGGCACGGTGGCACCGTTGCTGAACATGCGGGCGCCGTGTTCTTCCATGGCCATGGACAGACCGATGGCTTCCCGGTGGAGGGTGATGGGGCTGAACCCGATCAGGCCGTCCGCGCCGATGCCGTTGATGCGCCAAACTTCGTTAAACCGGAAAATTCGGGTCCCTTGCAATTCCGTCTGGTAACGGTAAAACAATTCGCCGGTATTCTTATCACGCAACAGGATGATGCGGTCGGGGTGTAGCGGATGTAACGAGAGAACGCGGAAAGCGCCGTCGCGGATTATTTGGTGGTAGGCATTCCCACGCAGGCCGAGGTGTAGCATGATCAACTCGCGCAGGCCGAAACTGGTGATTTCGGGGTTGGGCGTGGATTTCAGGATGGGATACAGGGGATGATCGAGGGCGGGGCGCTTTCCGCCGTTCGGCAAACGCTCAAATACTTTCAGCGGCAGGCTGGCCACCGAATCGGACAGGACGCGGATACAAGCGAACACCGCCGGCACCTGCAGGGCGGTATTGGGGTTCACGGTCTGGCCGGTCGCCGACGGCCGGCCACCGAAAAACTGGGTCAGCCAGGGCGCCGGCTTCGCCGGGGTCGAGGTATCAAAATTCAGCAATGTCCTTATCATTTGGGAGATCAATCATTTCTCCTTTTTATTTTGTTCTTTGACGTTGACCAGCGCGTTTAAAAAACCGTAACCCCCAACACCCAGGCCGAGGATGATAAACCCCCAGGCTGGGGAAATTTGATATACCCCGTACACGACCAAGCCAAAACCTATGAAGACCAGCGCGGCTATAAATAAATCCTTCATACGCTGACAATCCCCCGTTCTTCGTAGACGCTGGGGGCGCCGGATGGGTCGCCGGCGGTGGCGCGGCCCAGGGCCATGATGGTGGCGACCGGCCCGTCGATCTTATTTTCCTCGCGCTCTTTGCGCGGGTATACGTTGTCCTTGGCATCAACTTTGGCGGTGACGTTGGACAGCATCCAGGTGTAGACCGGGTCGCCGTTATGCTTGATATGCTTGCCCTTGATCAGGGCTTCCATGGTTTTCATCGGGTCGGTAAAGAAGCGGACCTGCTGGGGCATTTCGACACACTTAATATTTTGATTCGTTAAATGAGTGACCAGCATGGTCGCCTGCCATGGGTCGAACGCCAGTTCTTCGACCTGCAATATTTTGCAGAGCCGCAAGACCTCTTCCTCGATAAAATCGAAATCGATCATGTTTCCGGGCGTCGCGGTGATCCATCCCTGGTCGACCCAGGTTTTGTAATATTTATTGACCCCTTCCTCGACGGTTGCCTCGGGCAGGTAGTATTTTCCGAACCGGCAGTATTTGTCGGACCCCAGCATGAACAGGATTTCGAGCGCGGCGATGTCCACCTTGGAGGCCAGATCGAGGGCCAGGATGGCCGGGTAGTCCGCGAATTGTTCGATGGTGATGCCGGGCTCCGCCGCCTGGTTCCATCGGTCGATATTGAAATAAGCGGAGCGAGCGCCGACCCATTCGTTGAGGTGCTTGGTGCGGTAGGATGTTTGCTTGTGGGCGCTCTGCCGCGCCTCCCGCAACTGCTGATCCAAAAATTCACGGAATATGGAGACGCCTAAATTCGGGTTGGCTTTTTTCATAGCGGCAATGGAATCCCATTCGTCGCCCTCGTCCCGGCAATACATGAGCGGGAAAAACCGGTCGTTGCGCAGGGAGCCTTCCAGATTCTTTATAGCGTCATCGCAAAGCTGGGCGCAGGGACCCGTGGTGTTACCCCCCGCTGTGGTGATGATCACCTGCAGGGGTTGCCGGCGGGAACCCATCCCGGTTTTCATGGTGTCGAGCTGTTCTACCGTTTTGTGCTCGTGGTATTCGTCGTGGATGGAGCAAGACGGGCTGGCGCCGTCGCCGGGCTTGCCTATCAGGGGCTCAAATTTTGAGTTGGTGGCCTCGACAGAGATGTTGCTGGCATTGGGTTGAACGCCATAATATTCAAGAAAGTCTTCATTGGCCTTGGCCATTTTAAGAGCAGGACCGAAAACTTCCCACGCCTGCTTTTCTGACGTTGCACCGGAGTAGACTTCCGCCCCATGCTCCCCGTCGTCGGTCAACATGATGTTCCCCACCGCGGCGGCGACCGTGCTCTTCGCGTTTTTGCGCGCGACAAACAGGAGCACCAACGTGAATCGACGGTACCCGGTTTGGCGGTTGACCCATCCGAATATCATCGCCCACAGAAAGCATTGCCAGTCCTCCAGGTGAATGCGTTCCTTGCGCGATGCCCATTCACCTTTGATGTGGTGGAACTGTTGGATCAGGTGGAGGGCGCGTTCCGCCTTTTCCTTATCGAACACCCAGGGGAACGCCGATTTTTTGGAGGCCCGCAGATCATCGAGCATCCATCGGCATGCCAGCTTCGTTAATTTGCCGACGACTGCCGGGCCGTTGAGGACGCGCCGCGCGTACTTCCAAGCCCGGGTTACATTTTGGGTGCCAGCCATCATGTAGTTTTCCTTTTCGTCTTCTTTTTCGGATCAGGAGCGAAGGTGTTTTTCTTTTTAATTTCCCTATTGCTCCCTGGGATTTTCGTCCGCGCCGCTGGACTTAACCCAAGATCCGTATACGCCGCGCGCAGTGACGCAAATTTTGATGCCGGGAACGCGGACCGGCAGGAGCGCGTAGACTCAAACTCTGAATACAACTCGCAATAAACCGCCAATACCGCGCCGTCGATATTCGATAAAATTCCATACCCGGAGAGTTTCTCGACAATTCGGTCCCACTCTTCAGCCGCAAAATCATCCAAGAACTCAGGCTTTTCAGGAACGCCGGGCGGTAATTCAATTTCATCACGGTCCTCATGCCGGCATTTTTGATGCGTGCCTTGAAGCAGATGTAACTTTTTTGGTTTTCGTGGGCGCCCAGCCATAATTCAACCCGTTCTATAAATAGCCTGTATTAGCTCTATGCCATTTGTGGCAAAAAAATGATAGACCAACATCATGCGTTATGAATTTTTGAAACTTTCATTTCGCACGCGTAAAAAGTTGGC